AAATTCGTAGAACATGAGAATCCATTCTATCAAGTTGGAAAACTATTCGTGTTCAAAATGCAGTGTGAACTCTTTGAATACAGTGGAGAAGATTTCGATACTGGAATGGCTGCAGACTTCATAGAAAACGAACAAGCATACACAATCGAGATGACTATGGCAAGTGGTGGAAGTGGAAGTTATACAGTTGGTGAAGTAATCAATTACAACTCTGCATCTGCTGGAGAGGTCATTGGTTGGGTAGAATCAACACGAACACTTACTATTAAAGATAACACTAGAACACTTGCAATCGGTGATACCTTAGTCGGTGTGTCATCAACTGCATCATATGTCATCGAAACAATTGTAGATGTCTTGACATTTGCAAACGATGGTAATGCACAAAACAAAGACTTTGAAGATAAAGCAGATGGATACTTAGACTTCTCAGAAACCAATCCTTTCGGTGAGGTCTCATAATGTTTGGAACATATTTTTATAATGAAACGATTAAGAGAGCAGTCTCTATCTTTGGAACATGTTTTAATAACATTACAGTTAAGAAAGTAAAAGCAGACGGAACTGTTCTAACCGAACAAAAGGTTCCAATATCATACGGCCCAAAACAGAAATTCCTAGAAAGACTAGCAGAAGATGCTGACCTAAACGATGGTATGAGAAGTGCAATCAGTCTACCAAGACTTGCATTTGAATTAAATGGTTTTAATTACGACCCACAAAGACAACAAAATAAACTAATTAGAAATACAAGAACAACAGTTGAAGCAGATGATATCGGAAAGAGAGGGTATCAATATCAACCAGCACCTTATGACTTGAACTTTACACTAAGTGTTCTTGCAAAGAACATGAATGATGCATTACAAATCGTAGAACAGATATTACCATATTTCCAACCCGAGTATACAGTCACTATGAAAATGATTGATACTATGACTGATTACAGAGATGTACCGATAGTATTGAATTCAGTTGCAATGAATGATACTTATGAGGGTGGATTTGAAGAAAGACGTGTAATAGAATATACACTAGAGTTCACAATGAAGTTATACATGTTCGGCCCTGTTTATACTGGTGAAGTTATCAGAAATGTTATTGAAAGAGATTACATTGGTGATGGTAATGATGCATTTACAAGTACAGAAATAGATGCAGCTGGTCTAGTCAAAGAGGTCAAACACTATGAACCTGCGTTCTCAGCAGTTTCAAATGCAGTTTCAGGTTCCACAACAGTGACCTTTCCTACTGCAATAAATAGTTCTATAAGTGCAAATGATGAGGTATTCGGAACAAACCTATCAACTAATCCGACTGTCTCAAGTATTGCAGAAGATAAACAATCAATAGTAGTGTCTAGTGCAGTTACTATAGATGCAAACACTACACTTAAATTTGTAGGTTCTGTAGATGCAAACGATACATTTGTAATTGCAGAAACTGTAAGTTTTTATGATGACGGAGCTGGTTCTACATTTACTGAAGACAAGGTCACCGATGCGAGTTAACTATGAAAGACAATATAGACGATAAGTTAAACGACTTATTAGATATCGATACAGAAATCAAAACAGTAAGTTCCAATGTAGTAAAGGTCACTCCTCGTTCAGAGAGTATTGAGAGTGACTATAAGTATGCACGTGAGAACCTCTACAACCTCGTAGAGAGGGGTCAGGATGCAATTGAAGGAATACTCGAACTATCTAAAGAAACCGAACACCCGAGGGCATACGAGGTCGCAGGACAGCTTATAAAGACTGTCGGTGAGACTGCAGAGAAACTACTTGATGTGCAGAAAAAGATTAAAGATTTAGAAAAAGATGACGAAAGGAAAATAGGTACACAACACAATCACCTATATGTGGGGTCTACTTCAGAACTACAAAAGTTCCTAAAGAAAGAGAAACAAAAAGAATAGAGTATGGTTGCAAAAATTAATGATGGTTATCTTGGTAATAATCTTGTAAAACGTGCTGGTGTAGAAACCAAGTATACGGATGAGGAATTACAAGAGTACATAAAATGTTCTAATAACCCTGTTCATTTTATAGAATCATATTGTTCCATTATATCATTAGATGAAGGTCTTGTCAAATTTAAACTTCGTGGATATCAACAAAATCTAATAGAACACTATGATGATAATCGTTTCAATGTAGTTCTTGCATCACGTCAGAGTGGTAAGTCAATCACATCATGTGCATATCTATTATGGTATCTACTATTCAATCCCGAGGTTACTGTAGCAGTTCTTGCTAACAAAGGTGTAATTGCAAGGGAAATGATATCCCGTATTGTTACCATGTTAGAGAGTGTTCCATTCTTCTTACAACCAGGCGTCAAGATTCTAAACAAAGGTAATATCGAGTTTGGAAATGATAGTAAAGTGGTTGCAGCTGCAACATCTTCGAGTTCTATTCGTGGATTGTCTATAAACCTCTTGTATCTTGATGAGTTTGCGTTCGTAGAAAATGCAGAAGAGTTCTATACATCTACCTATCCCGTTGTTACCTCGGGTAAAAATTCAAAGGTTATTATCACATCTACTGCAAATGGTGTTGGTAATATGTTCTATAAGATATATGAGAGTGCAGTTCAGAAACAATCTGAATACAAACACTTCCTTATCAACTGGTTTGACGTGCCAGGCAGAGATGAAGAGTGGAAGAAACAGACCATTGCAAACACATCCGAAACCCAGTTCGAACAGGAGTATGGAAATAGTTTCCTAGGAACAGGAACAACATTGATTAATTCAAATACTTTACTAGGAATGAGGTCAATTGACCCTGATTGGAATCGTGATAACATAAATATATACGATAGACCAGTAGAAGGACACGAGTACGTTTGTACTGTTGATGTTTCACAAGGACGTGGTATTGACTATTCTACTTTTTCTATCTTTGATGTATCGGTTCAACCCTTTAAACAGGTTGCAACATATAGAGATAATATGATATCCCCTATGTTATTACCCGATGTTATCAATAAGTATGCACATCCATACAACGATGCATTAGTTATTATAGAGAATAATGCAGAAGGAAGTTTGGTTGCAAAGATGTTACACTATGATGTCGAATATGAAAGTGTATTCGTTCAAGGAATGAGTAAGGCAGAAGATATTGGTGTAACAATGAACAGGAAAATCAAGAGGATTGGATGTTCAACATTAAAAGAATTATTAGAAGAAAATCGATTGACGTTAATCGATAGGACGACTATAACAGAACTGATGACCTTTGTCCATAAAGGAACCTCATATGAGGCAGACAGAGGGTATCATGATGATATGGTTATGAATTGTGTTTTGTTTAGTTGGTTTATAACAACCCCCTATTTCGAACACTTAACAGATAAAGCTGTAAAAACGTTACTGTATTCTGAACAACAGAAACTAATAGAGGATGATTTACTCCCAGCAGGAGTCTTCGGTGCATTAGAAGGTCAAGAAGAGACCTTTGTAGATGTAGAAGGGGATAGATGGTTTGTAGATAGTACTTCTTAGGATTCGTTAGAGAATAAATACTTATAAATAAAACAGTAAACACTTTTTACATTAACAGGAGAAAAGTATGGCATTTCAAGTATCACCAGGCATTCAGGTCTCAGAAGTAGACTTAACGAATGTTGTGCCAGCGGTATCGTCAACAGTCGGTGCATTCGCAGGTAGTTTCCAATGGGGCCCTGTTGATGAGGTAGTAACAGTTTCCGATAGTCAAGGTTTAGTAGATAACTTCTATCATCCAGCAAATACAGATGCTGGTGCAGAAGACTTCTATACTGCAGAGGGGTTCCTAAGATATGGTTCTGCTCTCAGAATAGTAAGGATTAATGCAACTGGTTTGTATTCTGCAAACTATTCAGGACATGCAACTTCATTAATCAAGAACCTAGAAGAATATCGTTCAACATATAAAGATTTATCACAACATGCAACAGTTGGTAAGTTCACTGCAAAATACGCAGGATTACTAGGTAATTCACTAAGAACATCAGTATGTGCATCTAGTGATGCATACTATAATGATGCAGTATCATCCTCTAGTGCATCTGCTGGTGCAGCTGCTATTGGTGCAACTGCTATTACTTTAGTTGCTGATGGTGGTGTAAAATTCACTGTAGGTGATATTATAACTTTTGCTAACCACACTACACATTATCAAGTTACTGCAATTAATACTGATGTATTAACAATTAAAGCACTTAATCAACCTGCTGGAACTGGACTAACATCAGCAATCGTGAACTCAACATCTATCGATAGATACTGGGAACACTATGCATCATTTGATAAAGCACCAAGTAAGAGTGCATCTGCACTTGCAGCTGGTGGTTCAGATGATGAAATGCATATTGTAGTTATAGACGAAGATGGTTTATTCACTGGAACAGCTGGAACAGTATTAGAAACATTCGGTTTCGTATCAGGTGCATCAGACGCTAAAGACGCATCAGGACAATCAAACTACTATGTAAACGTTTTAGAGACTGGTTCTCAGTATGTTTATGTAACTGGACATGAAACTTCAACTCACCCAGCAGCTAATAGTGTACATACACATGCATTATCAGGTACTACTGCATTCGGTAGACCTTCTGCACCTATTCAAACATCAATGGTTGGTGGTGCAAATGGAAGAACAGGTACTGCTGGAGAGAAACATGGTACATGGACAGACCATTTCAGTGATGGAGAAACATCAGACGTATCATTCTTAGTTGTTGGTTCAACAAGATGTGATAGTGGTAGTGGTGTTGACCAAGATACACTTGCAGATTGGACAACATTAACCAACCAAGCAATCCTACTATGTGAAGGAAGAAAAGACTGTATGGCAGTTGTTTCTCCTAGAAGAGCATCAGTAGTCAATGTAACTTCAGAGTCATCACAATTAACAAACGTCTTAGCGGACTATGCAACAGCATCATCTTCTTCATATGCAGTATTCGACAGTGGTTGGGTATATGGATATGACAGATACAATGATAAGTACTGTTGGACACCTGCTTGTGGACATACTGCTGGTCTAATGGTTCGTTCAGACCTATTGAGAGATGCATGGTTCTCACCTGCTGGATTCTCAAGAGGACAATACTTAGGTATTACTAAACTTGCATTCAATCCTTCTAAATCATCTAGAGATGACTTATATAGAAATAGGATTAACCCAGTTGTAACATTTGCTGGACAAGGAACTGTATTATTCGGTGATAAAACTGCATTAACAGTACCATCTGCATTTGATAGAATTAACGTAAGAAGACTATTCATCGTATTAGAGAAAGCAATTGCAACTGCAGCTAAAGCTCAGTTGTTTGAATTCAACGATGCATTCACAAGAGCTCAGTTTAGAGCTGCTGTTGAACCTTTCTTAAGAGACGTTAAAAACAGACGTGGACTAGTAGACTTCTCAGTTGTTTGTGACGAAACAAATAACACGGATACAGTGATTGACAGAAATGAATTTGTATGTTCAATCTTTGTCAAACCTGCTAAATCAATTAACTTTATTACATTGAACTTTGTTGCTGCGAGAAGTGGTGTCGAGTTTAGTGAAATATATGGTGCAGTTTAAGGAGCATAAAACATGGCAACAATAGACCAATTTAAAGCACAATTAATCGGTGGTGGCCCAAGGGCAAACCGATTTAGAGTGTTCTTACCTAGAGCGGGTAATAAGATAGAATTTTTGTGTAAAGCTGCACAAATACCACCTGCTACTATAGGTACAGTCCCAGTAAACTTTAGAGGACATATCCTTAAACTTGCTGGTGACAGAACATTTGAACCATGGTCAGTAACTATTATTAATGATGTAGAATTCTCATCAAGAACTGCTCTAGAAGGGTGGCAGACTGAGATTCAATCATTAGATAGTGGTGAAGGCTCAACAACCACTGATTACTTACTATCACGTGCGTATGTTGAACAATTAAATAAAGATGACTCAGTACTAGCGAGATATGAATTCTTCAATATGTTCCCAACTTCAATCGGTGCGATTGACCTATCTTATGAAAACGTTGATGCACTGGAAGAGTTTACAGTTGATTTTGAATTCTCTCACTGGGAAAGAGTCATTTAATAAACGTGAAAAAGACCACTTTAAAGTGGTATAAATATTAGTATGGAAATTTTTGGTTACGAAATAACTCGTAAAAAAGACGAGTTGAGAAATTTAGAGGTTGCAAATGCATCCTCTTTTGTTGCACCTGTTGAGGATGATGGGACTCCCGTTATTGCACAACAGCCTGGTGGGTTTATATCAGGTGGTGCATATGGTTCATATGTCGATATGGAAGGTGGTATTAAGAATGAGACAGGTCTCATTAAGAAATACCGAGAAATATCTTTAGTCCCCGAGTGTGACTTAGCGATTGAGGATATAATAAACGAGTGTATTACATCGGATGTTCAAGACCGAATTGTATCACTTGACTTAAGAGATGTTGAACTATCTGAAAGTATCAAAGGAAAGGTGCATAACGAGTTCAATAACATCTTATCTATGATGAAGTTCAATCAGAACTCTCATGAAATTTTCAGAAAATGGTACGTAGATGGAAGAGTATACTTCCATAAAGTTGTTGACTCTAAAAATATCAAGAAAGGTATTGTCGACATAAGAAACGTTGACCCGTTGAAGATTAAAAAAATCCGAAACGTAGAGAAAGACAAAGACCCGAAGACGGGTGTAGAAAAGATTGTAAAGGTTGAAGAGTTTTATGTCTTCAACGATAAAGGTTTCGATAAGGGTGGTTCAGCTGGAGAAGGCAACACACTTAAGATTGCTCCCGAGGCAGTATCATATACTACTTCAGGACTATTAGACTACAGTAAGAATGTAGTCATCGGGTATCTTCATAAAGCATTGAAGACTGCAAATCAGTTATCAATGATGGAAGATGCACTTGTTATCTATAGGATATCAAGAGCTCCCGAAAGAAGGATATTCTACATAGATGTAGGTAACCTTCCAAAAGCAAAGGCAGAACAGTACCTTGCAGACGTAATGAATAAGTATAGAAATAAACTTATCTATAATGCAGATACTGGTGAAATCAAAGATGACAGAAAACATATGAGTATGTTGGAAGATTTTTGGTTACCGAGAAGAGAAGGTGGTAGAGGAACTCAAATTGAGACTTTGCCTGGCGGACAGAACCTTTCAGAGATAGAAGATATAGAATACTTCAAGAAGAAGTTATATCGTTCACTGAATGTTCCAGTCTCAAGAATGGAATCAGAGAATGGTTTCAACATGGGAAGGTCTGCAGAGATTACTAGAGATGAAGTTAAGTTCAACAAGTTTACGAACAGACTTCAGAAGAAATTCTCAAGAGTGTTTACAGACATTCTTAGAACACAATTAGTGTTAAAAGAAATTGTAAGTGCAGAAGAGTTTGATAAGTTTAGAGATTTTATACTCTATAACTTTGAAACAGACAATCACTTTAAAGAACTTAAAGAGTTTGAACTGTTAAGAGATAGAATGGATGTTCTATCACAAGTTAGTGAATATGTTGGACAATATTACTCTAAAGAGTATATTAGAAAATACATTTTAATGCAGTCCGAAGATGACATTAAATTGATTAATGCTCAAATTGACCTAGAGTCTTTAGATGAGGACGATAATGATGAAGAAGGAGATGATTACTAATGAGTAGTGAAATAGCAAAAACAATAGTTGACCAAATTGCAAATGGTAAACTAGATGCGGCAAAAGAATCAGTTTTTACTGGTATGAAAGAAAAGGCTGCAGAAACTGTTGACATGAAAAGAGTCGAAATGCAAGTAGACTGGGTAAACAACACGAGTCAGGAAGACTAATAATGAAAACATTTGCAGAGATATCACACATCTTACACGAAGCAAAATTTAAAATTGCATCGGGTGAGAAAGAGTTATCTAAAGAAACTGCAAAGGTTGGTGGGAAGAAAGTAAACATTGTTTATGTGCAGAACAAACGAAATAAAGTTGATGTGTACATGGACGGAAGAAAATTTAGTGGAGATATGCCATATAAAGATTTGAAATCTGCTCAGAAAGAGATGAAAGATATCAAAAAAATTATGGGTAGCATGTCCGAAGAAGGAATTACAATAGGGGAAATCTTAGATGAAATTAATATCTGAATATAACGACTACTCAATATCACCAGTCATCGTTGAAGCAAACGAAAAGGGTGAGAAGGAACACTTTATTGAAGGTGTTTTCATGCAGTCCAACATCAAAAACAGAAATGGTCGTGTTTACCCTAAAGAAGTAATGTTAAAAGAGGTCAACAGATATAGGGACGAGTTCATCAATAAGCAACGTGCTTTTGGTGAGTTAGGACATCCTGAAGGCCCAACAATCAATTTAGACAAAGTGTCTCACATGATTACATCTTTAGAAGAAGATGGTAATAACTTCGTGGGACGAGCAAAGATTTTAAGCACACCCAATGGTCAAATCGTAAAGAATTTAATCAATGATGGTGCTAAATTAGGAGTATCATCTAGAGGATTAGGTTCCTTGGAAGAAAAAGGTGGTATTCAACATGTGAAAAGTGACTTTCAACTTGCAACTGCAGCTGATATCGTTGCCGACCCGTCTGCACCCGAAGCCTTCGTAGAAGGTATTATGGAAGGTGTTGAGTGGGTAATGGAGAGTGGTATCCTTAAAGCTAAAGATGCAGAAATTATGCAGAAACAACTTAAAACTGCAAAACTAAATAAGTTAGAAGAAACTAAGTTAAATCTATGGAAAAGGTTCGTTGAGAGTCTATAACATATAAATAAAAAAGAGAATACAAAATAATCTCAAACAGGAGAAAGAAATGGCAGATTTAGAAAATAACCTAGAACAAGCAATAGAAGAGGCAATGCAGCCTGATTCTAAAGCAGAAAAAGGTGACTCAAAACCTGTAAAGCAAGGTTCATCAGATGCAGCTTCAATCGAAGGTGGAAAGGGTGAAGTCGTCAAACCTGAAGAAAATCCTGTTGACAAAGCAGTTGCCTCAGTAAAAGGTGCAGAGAAAGGAACCAAAGAAGTGAGTGGAGATGCTCAACAGAAAGGTGAAGCTCCTGCCGAGAAGCAAGTAAAACTTAAAAAAGTTAAAGAAGATTCTGATGAAGACAGTTCAATGTCTAAAATGGAATCAATCAAGGCTATCGTCAACAACATGAAGGAAATGACTAAGGAAGAAATTCAACAAGTATTGGGAACAATATCTGAAGAAGAGTTAGACGAAACCTTGACTAAAGCAGAAGTCGCAAGACAAGTAGTCGAATCATTAAAAGCAATGGACGAAGAGTCAGTTGCAGAAACATTTGAAAAAATGAAGAAAAAGTCAGACGATGACGAAGATGAAGACGAAGTCAAAGAAGAAAAAGATGAAGACGAAGATGAAGACGAAGATGACAAAGAAGTCAAAGAGTCTGCATCAGTTGAAGCATCTTTAGTTGAAATTGAAATAGATGACGACCTATCAGCAATTTCTGAAGCATTAGACTTATCAGAAGAAAATGCTGAGAAAGCAAAAACTATCTTTACAGCTGCAGTGAAATCAAAAGTTGCAGAACTTAAAGAAGAGTTAGAGTCTCAGTATTCACAAAATTTAAAAACCTCAGTTGATACTGTTAAAGGTGACCTTACGGAAGCAGTTGACAAGTATCTTTCATATTGTGCAGAAGAGTGGACGAAAGAAAACGAACTTGCAATAGAAAGAGGTTTGAGGTCAGAAATGACAGAAGGGTTTATTGATGGATTAAAGACATTGTTCACTGAACATTATGTCGAAGTTCCTGAAGATAAATACAATGTTATTGACGAACTCGCAAATCGTCTCGATGAGATGGAACAAAAACTTGATGGTGAAGTCACTAGAAATATGGACATCACTGAAGAGTTAGATACTCTCAAGAGAAGTAATGTGGTTAGAGAAGCTGGAAACGACTTATCTGAATCACAAAAAGAGAAATTAGAATCTTTATCAAATGGTGTAGACTTCAAAGACGTAGAAGACTTTCAAGAGAAAGTAGTTGAAATCAAAGAAGCTTATTTCCCAAGTGATGTAGATTCTATAGTAGAAGAAACTCTAGTAATGGAAGGTGAAGGTACATACGAGGACGAAAGTTCTGAACCTGTACTTGACCCAACTATTGCAAGATATTCATCTGCGATTAGTAAACTTAAACCATTAGGTTAAAATTAAAGGAAAATAAAATGTTTTTATCAGAAAACTTACAAGAAAAGTGGAGTCCGATTCTAGAACACTCCGATTTGCCAAAAATCGAAGACAACTACAAACGTGCTGTCACCGCAGTTATCCTTGAAAACCAAGAAAAAGCTCTTAACGAAGATAGAGTTACTCTTGACGAAGCTGCACCTTTAAATGCTACTGGTAGTTCTGCAATTAGTAACTGGGATCCAATCCTAATTTCACTAGTACGTAGAGCTATGCCAAATCTCGTTGCATACGACATTTGCGGTGTTCAACCAATGACAGGCCCAACAGGACTTATCTTTGCTATGAAAGCAAGATATAACGATTATTCTACAGCTGGTAGAGAAAACAAGACTGAAGCATTATTCAATGAAGCAGAAACTGGTTACTCAAATGCAGCTCAAGATACATCTACTCCTATTGCTGGCTCAAACCAAGACCCGTTCGCTAGTGCATACGCTACGAACACTGGTGCTGGTATGTCAACAGCAAGTGCAGAAGCACTTGGTGATGTTGAAGCATCAAATGGTTTTGCTCAGATGGCTTTCACAATTGAGAAAGCAACTGTAACAGCAAAATCAAGAGCATTAAAAGCTGAGTACACACTCGAATTAGCACAAGACCTCAAAGCAATCCATGGTCTTGACGCGGAATCAGAACTTGCGAATATTCTTTCATCAGAAATTCTTGCAGAAATCAACAGAGAAGTTATCAGAAATGTTAACATTCAAGGTAAAACTGGAGCAAGTGCTACTGCATCTGCTGGTACGTTTAACTTAGACGTTGATGCAAACGGAAGATGGTCTGTTGAGAAATTCAAAGGTCTATTGTTCCAAATCGAAAGAGAATCAAATGTAATAGCAAAAGAAACACGTAGAGGAAAAGGTAACTTTATCCTATGTAGTTCTGATGTTGCATCTGCTCTTTCAATGGCTGGTGTATTAGATTATACTCCTGCGTTATCTACTAACTTAAACGTTGACGATACTGGTAATACTTTTGCTGGTGTTCTAAACGGAAGAGTTAAAGTATATATCGACCCATATGCTGGTGTTGATTACTTAACAGTAGGTTATAGAGGGTCTAACCCTTATGACGCTGGTTTATTCTATTGCCCTTACGTTCCATTACAAATGGTTCGTGCAGTTGGTGAGAATACATTCCAACCAAAAATTGGTTTCAAAACTAGATACGGAATGGTATCTAACCCATTCGTAGGTGCTACACCTGCTAGTGGACTAGCTTCTGCTGGAACTAACCAATACTACAGAAAATTTGCAGTTAGCAACATTCTGTAAGTCAATTAATTTTGATACTAAAAAGGTCTCTTACGAGACCTTTTTTTTTGTTTAATGACTTCAATCGTTCAATGTCTAGGGAATACCCTATTCTTTACAGCGTGTCCTTCTAGTGAGGCCTTACCCCAATTTTATCTAGGTGCATAGCTCGGCACCATAAAGAAATTCGTTTACCATACTTTCCCAATTCGTCAAAAATTTCAAGTACTTCTCTGTTCGGTTTCTATCCACACCTCACGATTATATGCCACGTCTTAATTGACTTTAACAGTGTGGAACACCTTTTCTATACGGAACAACCTCTCACAACCAACTTACTTCCGTCTCGATTTCCTACTTTACTAGTATACCAAAAAGTTAGGTACATTGTCAACCTAAATACAAGGTAA